TAAGGCAACTCAAATATGACGTATCGAGATACCGTTTGGAGGTAAGGCAAACAATAACCAGCAATACATCAACCGTAGAAGTGAGATGTGGTGGCTAATGAAAAAGTGGATAGAAGAAGGAGGTGCAATACCAGATGACACAGCACTTAAACAAGAGTTAGCTACACCCATCTATTGGTACGACAACATAGGTAGACGTGTACTCGAATCTAAGGATCAGATTAAGAAGAGATTACAGGGTGCAGGGTCACCTGATTTGGCCGATGCACTAGCACTAACCTTTGCCCTACCAGTAGCCAAGAAAGTGCCAGAGGACATATACATCAAAAGACGCAGAGAATCTACACAGAAGACGGATTATGACCCATACAAAATACTTTAAGCGCATAGCCACAGGGTTAGACGTAGACCCATTATTAAAACTTTTGGATGCCAAACCTGAGTTATGGAAAGAAATAGAGATACGTCAAAAATTTACTAACTCACCACATAAAGATACCGAGTGCATTTATGTTCGAGGGCCTTTGAAAATGAGCGCATACTACGTTTTATGGGACACAGGATCATATGACTACCCATGCATGGAATATTTAAAACCTGCATTAGTACCATTAATCCAGCCAATACTAAAAAAATTAGAAGTCAAAGATATGGGACGATTACTGATTGTTAATTTAAAACCAAGTGGTCATGTAACAAAACACAATGATCAGGGGACGTATGCAGATCACTACAGCAGATTTCATTTAGTACTGCGTAGTAACCAATGGTGTAGCCAAACTTGTGGAGATGAGGAGCAAAGATTTGAAGTAGGAGATGTCTGGTGGTTTAATCACAAGCAGATACACACAGCGCATAATGTTGGCGCGACAGACAGAGTACATATAATATTTGATTGTGTAACTAAAAATTCTTTATGACTAGTGTGACCGTAAGTAAAGAAACAGCAGATACTCTAAACAAAAGTAGAGTACCTAAAACAGAAATTAGACTCTGCACGTTAGATGAATTTAAGGTTGTAGCAGAACCACTGTTTGAGCCGCATTACGATGAGATTGCACGCAACAAACAAGTGATGAAGTTAAAACCTAATTGGCCTTTGTATGAAGCATTGAATCAGACAGGCTGGTTGTTTATCTACATAGCGATGCAAGATGATGTCTGTATTGGATATTCTATGAATGTAATGATGCATCATTTGCATTATGCCGACCTAAAGATTGCCCAAAATGACGTTTTGTTTGTCAAAAAAGAATTGAGGGGTGGACGATTAGGACTACGTTTGCTGAAGGTAACTGAAGATCATGCAAGATCTGAAGGCTGTAAACTTATGTTATGGCACGCTAAAGAAGACACCGCTTTAAGCAAGTTACTACCAAAACTAAAATATGGTGTACAAGAAATTATGTATTCTAAGGAGATCTAACAAATGGTAGTATCAGCAGCAATTGCAGTAGGTGCAGCCGCTACATATACAACATATAAAGCAGGGCGTGAACAAAAGAAAGCGCAAGAAAAACAATTAGCATTGCAAAAGCAGCAGAATGCAGACGCTAAACAAAGAGCAAAAGAAGCTAAAGAGCAATCAGATATAGAGATGAACAAAGCAAATAGAAAGAAAGCAAATACTAGTGCAATACAATCAAAAGCAGAACAAGCTGCATTAACAGGCCCTGCTGGTACTATGCTTACTGGCAACATGGGTGTAGATCCTAACCAATTAAAATTAAGCGGTAACACATTATTAGGCGGGTAACTAATGAAAACAAAACGTGCTGACCTGTTAACAAGATGGGGTCATCTCAGAAGTGAGAGGGCAACATGGTGGTCGCATTGGCAAGAGATAACGACATATTTATTACCAAGGAACGGACGTTACTTTGAGCAAGATAGAAACAAAGGGCATAGGCGACATAACTCTATATATGACAACACAGGCACTCGTGCATTAAGAACACTGGGTGCTGGCATGATGGCTGGTGCTACATCACCTGCAAGGCCGTGGTTTAGGCTAGGTGTTGCTGATCCAGATTTAAATAAATATACACCTGTCAAGTTATGGTTGGACGATGTGACAGAACGTATGAATATGGTTTTTACAAAGTCAAATACATACCGCACACTACATACTATTTATGAAGAATTGGGAGCATTTGGTACAGCAGGTTCTATTATCCTCCCTGATCCTAGAACGGCTATACATCATTACCCTGTAACGATAGGAGAATATGCAATTGCTACAGATTATCAGGGTAGAGTTAACACTTTGTACAGAGAATTTCAAAAAACTGTAGGAGAAACAGTAAGAGAGTTTGGATATAACAAATGTTCAACGTCTGTTAAAAATTTGTACGACAGAGGTTCGTTAGATCAGTGGATTACTATTATTCATGCCATAGAACCGCGTGATGATAGAGAGCGTGACTTCAAAAAAACTGACAATATGAACATGGCATACAAGTCTTGTTACTTTGAACAGGGTGGCGAGGGCGAACAAACATTAAGAGAAAGCGGATTTAGAGATTTTCCCGCGGTTATACCCAGATGGGGCATAGCAGGTGGCGATATTTATGGTAATTCACCAGGAATGGAGTCATTAGGTGACGTAAAACAGCTACAACATGAGCAATTACGCAAGGCGCAGGGCATAGATTACCAAACAAAACCACCATTACAAGTGCCAAGCTACATGAAAAACCGTGATGTGGACAGTCTTCCTGGTGGTGTTACGTTTGTTGATGGCGCACAAGGCAAAATCGAAACTGCATTTAACGTAAATCTAAATTTAAATCATTTGTTGGCAGATATACAGGATGTTCGCGGTCGTATTAACAGTTCTTTCTACGCTGATTTGTTTTTAATGCTGGCAAATGCTACCGATACTCGTATGACTGCAACAGAAGTAGCAGAAAGACACGAAGAAAAACTATTAATGCTAGGCCCAGTACTAGAAAGATTACATAATGAGTTGTTAGATCCATTAATAGACAATACCTTTAACAGAATGATAGAAGCAAACTTAATTCCACCCGCGCCAGAAGAGATGCAAGGCATGGAACTAAATGTAGAATTTGTTTCTATGTTGGCACAAGCACAACGCGCTATTGGCACAAATAGTATTGATAGATATACAAATACAATGGGTGCTATTGCGCAGATGAAACCTGATGTACTAGATAAATTTGACTCTGATGCATGGGCTGATGGATATGCAGATATGTTAGGAGTTGATCCTAAGTTAATAGTTGGTGGTGAACAAGTAGCCAAGATACGTCAGGCAAGAGCAGAAGCACAACAGGCAGCGGCACAGGCAGAAGCACAACAACGCGCTGCTGACAATATGGCTAAATTAGGTAAGAATGATGCAGGTAATATGCAAGACATTATGAACCAATTTAGCGGTTACAATTCACCATCACCATTGGAGGTATAACCATGGATTTAATAGATCTAAAAAAAGATCCGCAACCTATTGACAGTAACGAGATGTATGACGAGCCTATGTATAGTTATGGCTTGTGTATATCGCTTGGTAGAGAAGAGCTAGAAAAATTAGGCATAGAAAAATTACCAGACGCTGGTAGTGAAATGATGATTCATGCTAAGACCTATGTTAAAACTGTGCGTGAAAGTGCAGAAAAAGATGGTGTAGAACAAAATGTTGAGCTACAAATATGTGCAATGGCTATCGAACCTATTGATCCAAGTAGTGATCAAGCCAAAGGTTTATACGAAAGTAAGCCAAAACCAGCACCACAGGCAGCCCCTGTTCGTGACACAGGAACTTACTTAGCATAGGTAGTCATTATGGCAGAGAAACAAGAAGGCGTAATTGGAAATCTACTTAGACGAAAAATTACAACTTACAAAACAATGAATGACGCAGGTATGTTGACTGAAAAACAATTAAAAGAATTAAAAAAACTACAGAAACTTTACCCCTCAATGTTTAATTAATCATGGCTAAAAATCAAGGTCTTTGGGCAAACATCCACGCTAAACGCAAAAGAATCAAAGCAGGTTCTGGCGAAAGAATGCGTAAGAAGGGAGCAAAAGGTGCGCCTACAGAAGAAGCTATTAGAAAAAGCCAAACATAACGGTGTGACCGTAACCCAGTTATGACTAGATATATTTAAACATGAGCGATTACAATCCTCTCGATTTAAAGGGTCAACAGAAGACTAAAGACAATAAAAAGTCTGAAGAACGAATTGACCGCCAAAATGAAGAGTCGGACATCAAATGGCTTATGAGCAGCAAGAGGGGTCGCAGAATTATCTGGAGACTTCTGGGTCAAGCTGGTGTTTTTAGATCATCGTTTAACACTAACGCAATGGCAATGTCATTTAGCGAAGGTAACAGAAATTATGGTCTACAACTACTAAACTCAATCCACACTCTCTGTCCAGAGTTATACCCGACAATGATTAAGGAGCAAAAAAATGTCAGACTCGCTGATGACGGAAGCCAACCAAACCAATGAAGGCGACACGCAGCAAACAGTAGACGCTACTGAAGCAACTACTGAAACACAGCAGCAAGCTGAAACTGTACAGGATCAACAAGTTTCGGATGAAACCCCTGTTGAAAGTGAAACTAGCGATTCGGAAGTACCAAAAGGTGCGCCCGAAAAATACGAGTTTAATGCACAGGTGGCTGACGCACCTGATGAACTCGACCCCGAAGTTTTAACTGCATTCGGTGAAGTCGCTAAAGACCTTGACCTGCCACAGGAAGCTGCACAAAAAGTATTAGACAAAGTTGCACCTGTTATACAGGCTAGGCAAGCACAAGCAGTTGAAGAAGTAAAAGTAGAATGGGCAAACGAAGCTAAAGCTGACCAAGAATTTGGCGGTGAAAGTTTAGCAGCCAATCTTGAAATTGCTAAATCATCTCTTAACGCTTTCGGCACTGATGCTTTGAAGTCGCTGCTGCAAGAATCTGGCTTGGGCAATCATCCCGAAGTAATTCGGTTTATGTACCGAGCAGGTAAGGCAATTAGTGAAGATAGTTATGTCGGTAATTCGTTAGGTGCAAACGCCAAAGGCGGTATACCTAAAGATTTTAATGGCATTGCTAACGCACTATATTCTAATCAGCAAAACAAGTAAGGAGTTATTAAATGGCTACTCTCTCATCATCAAACTTAACCCTAGCGGATTGGGCAAAAAGATCTGACCCAGACGGTAGAGTTCCAATCGTTGCAGAATTACTATCACAAAGCAACGAAATACTAGACGATTGCGTTTTTAAAGAAGGTAACTTACCTACTGGAGAACGTGTAGTTATTAGAACAGGTCTACCAGGAGTTTACTGGAGAGCATTAAACCAAGGTATTCCATCTAGCAAGTCAACCACAGCACAGATTGATGAAGCTTGCGGAATTCTAGAAGCGCGTTCTGAAGTTGACAAAGACTTAGCAATGTTAAATGGTAACACTGCACAGTTCCGTTTATCTGAAGATACTGCGTTCTTGGAAGCAATGAACCAGACACAAGCTGAGACAATGTTCTACGGCAATCCTGGTACAGATCCTAAAAAGTTTTTAGGTTTAGCACCAAGATACGGTGACCTATCAGCAGACAATGCTGTCAACATTCTTGATGCTGGCGGTACTGGTTCTGATAATGCTTCTGTATATCTAGTTGTTTGGGGTGATAATACTGTTTATTGTCCTTTCCCTAAAGGATCTAAGGCAGGTCTGACACACGAAGATCTAGGAGAACAAACTGTTTACAACAGTGACGGTACAAGACTACAAGCTTTTGCTACTCGTTATCAGTGGAAAAACGGTTTGGTTGTAAAAGATTGGAGATACGTTGTTCGTATTTGCAACATCGACATATCTGATCTTATGGGTGTTACTGGTACACAAGCTACAACTGCATCTACTGCACTTGTTAAATTAATGGCAAGAGCAACCTACAGAATACCTAATATGGCTATGGGTAGAGCAGCTTTCTATATGAACAGAACAATTCATTCTGGTTTATCAATCGCAGCATTAGACAAATCACAAAATGTTCTTGAAATACAGAAAGGTTTAACACAGTTTGGTTCAGCAAACAGCTACTTAACATTCTTAGGTGTTCCACTAAGAAAGGTAGACACACTGATTAACACTGAAGCTCGCGTTGTTTAATTTATTTTCTAAAGGAGATCTAAAATGATTACTGACAAACTGCTCCGAGTGAGCGAAGATCAAGCGGTTACTTCAACTGCTGTATCTACTGACACTGTTGATTTAGTTACTGCTAGAGACATAGGTGAAGGTACACCTTTATACATGAACTTTGCCGTAACAACTGCAATGGCAGGTGGTACAAGCATTAAGTTTGAGGTTATTACAAGTGCTAATGCTAACTTGTCTAGCCCAACTGTTATTGGTAGCAGCGATGCAATCACAACAGCTAACTTAGGACTAGGTAAAAATGTAGTTGTACGTCTTAACCCAGAGATTGCTGGCAAAGGCCAGAGATACTTAGGTGCAAGATACACAGTGTCTGGTACTTATTCTGGTGGTAAAATTACAGCAGACATAGTAGAGACTATCGGTGACGGTAGAAAGTTCTATGCTTCTGGCTTTACCGTAGTATAATTAGGAACGACCAATGCCAATTTACAGAGCTAAAACTAAATGTTTCGTGGCTAATAGCTTACGAGAACAAGGCGAAGAGTTTGAATATAATGGTGACCCTTGTAAGCATTTAGAGTTAGTAGGTGGATCTAAAGCTGAACTACCTGTGCCGTCTAACACAACAACCGTGGATTCGGCTGATGATACAGCTACTGACTTTGAAGCTATGACAAAACGCCAACTAGAGGAATATGGTCGGACTATCGGCATTGAGCTAGATAGACGAGCTACAAAAGTTTCTCTTATAGAAAAACTTGAAGCGGCAAGTAAATAGGCTTGGTCTTCTATTTAATTCATAGGGGGCTAGTAGTAACACTGCTAACTCCCATTTTTTATAGGAATTGTTATGGCAACTGAAGTAGATATTTGCAACCTTGCCCTTGCACACTTGGGTGATGATGCAACAATAGCTTCCATAAAACCACCAGAAGGATCAGCACAGGCTGAGAAAGCTGCACGTTTTTATCCAATAGCAAGAGATAATCTATTGGAAATGCATACATGGAATTTTGCAGCTAAACGTATAACTTTAGCCCTGACAACAAATAAACTTGATCAATGGGAGTATGCATATACAGCACCTTCAGACATGATGAATCCTGTGTCAATAATATCTCCATCGGCACAAAATGATTATGCAACAAGAATGTCAGCAGGTGATACACCAGGCGGCATTACATCGAATTACGCACCGACAATAGTAGCTGGACAATATTCACCACAACAATTTGCAATAGAAGGATCATATATTTATACAAATCAAGAGAATGCAATGTTGAGATATCAAGCATATGTCACTGACCCAACTTTGTTTTCTCCATTATTTATTACTACCTTGTCTTGGCATCTTGCATCTATGTTGGCTGGCCCTGTAATTAAAGGTGACGCGGGAGCAGCAGAAGCAAAACGATCTACACAAATGATGTTGAATTATTTGACCAGTGCAAAACAATCAGACAATTTACACAGAGATATTACAGTAGAGCATATAGTTCCTTGGACATCTGGGAGATAACCAATGCCAACAACACGCACCTTTAAACAAACTTTTTCTGGCGGAGAAATATCACCAGAAATGTTTGGTCGTATAGCAGATGCAAAATTTCAACAAGGTGCATCATTAGTCCGTAATTTTGTTATAAAACCACAAGGCCCAGCGCAGAACAGGTCAGGGTTTGCGTTTGTAAATGAAGTTAAAGACAGTACAAAAGCAACAAGATTAATACCTTTTACATTTAATACCACCCAAACAATGGTTATTGAAATGGGTGACCAATATTTTAGGTTTCATACACAAGGACAGACCTTAGTTTATACCAATGGAGCAGCATGGAATAATGGAACGAGCTACCAAGTAGGCGAAATAGCTTTGCAAGGTGGAGTTAATTATTATGCTAAAACTGCACACTCAGGTCAAACACCACCTAATGCAACACATTGGTATCCGTTACCATCTAATTAT